AATTCATAAAAATAAAACTGAAGAAAATATTAGAAAGAAAAGGCAAGAATTATCTTTATCTGCATCACGTGGACTAAATAAACATCATGGTAAGATAGTAATATCATTTGATTAATATTTTGATACATATTTTGATACATATTTATTAAAAATTTATAAATACAATTTTTTCACATCTTCAATTAAGACTCTACATAAACCACATTTAAAATTACTATCACCTTGATATTGTTTTTGTTTAGATAAACAATCAGTACATGCTGTATGACCACATGGAATAATATAATTATTAACTGGATTGGTTAAACAAATTTTACAAATATTGCAATTATTAAAACAATTAATATATCTAATTACAGATATATAATTATTTATTTCTTTTCTTTTTTCTATATATTTTTGTTTTGAATTAACTATATTACTATTCTCATATAGCATTTTACTTAAATCTAACATAGTTTTTATCATTTTATCATTTTCATTATTTTCATCGTATTTTTTATTTAATTGTTCTGTTTTTTTTAACATATTGTCGATAGTATCAATGTCATCTTTATTTATTGAGATATCTTTAATTAAATCAGATTCTAATTTTAATAATTCATCTTGTTTTTCTATAAATTCATTCTTAAAATCAATAAATGTATTAATTAATTTTATATTTTTATCATTTATACCATTTGACATTAAACCCTTTATCGTTTCTATTAAAAGATCTGTATCTAAATTATCTATTTCATAATTTAATTTATCTAATATGGGTATTAATATCTCTAATTTAATATCATCTATTAATATTTGATTATCTCTTATTAATAAAAATAAAATTTCTGATGCGATCGTTTCTATTTTATTATTATTTTTAACACTTTTAAGAATATTTAATTGTGAATCTAATAAAAATGTATCACATTCAACATACTTTAATAATTCTAATTTAATAACAAACATATCATTGTAGAAGTTATCTTTATTTATAAAATTAATATTTTCATTAATAAATAAACCATTGTCTATATTACTAATTAATTCATTTGAAATATCTTCAGTTGGTCCGGGATAATCTCCTGCACTACAAATATAGCTGTCCGAATAATCTATTGGTGAATAATATATATTTGTATTCATAATTATTAATAAGAAACTTATAACTTTAAATTATTTCATAAAATCTAATATATCCATTAATTTAAATTTATTTTTTTTACTAATATCTTTTGATTTTAATTCATTTATCTTATCCTTGTAATCCTTAATGTCTTCTTTATCTAATATTTTAAATATATTATACAATGTTAATATATATTTATAACAAATATCATCATTATCTATAATAATACTTTCAAACATTTTATTAATAATTTTCCCCTTATAGTCAGTTAATAATTCATTAATTTCTAATTTAATAATAAATATAGATAATCCGATAACATCATCGGTGTTTTTATTCATAGAACATAATGATAAATATTCTGTTTCTTTTTCTTGAAAATCTATATATATTTTATCCATTCTTTTATTAATAAGAATTCCTAAATTAATACTATCGTCTAATAATAATACTTTTTTAATTATTTCAATATAAAAATCTGTATACTGTAGTTCAGTTATACATTTATCAATTATTATATCTAATATATGAGGTATAATATGTTTGGTTTTACCAATTTCTGAAATAATTTTTAAAGCAATATCATTGGTATTTTTACTTGTTATTTTATTTAATAAATTATATGTATTTTTAATTAATAAAGTTTCAGATGATAAATTATTTTTAAATTTTTTATTTTTTGAAGATATATTCATCTTATAATAGTTTTTATTAACTGTAATATATGAGATTATTTCTAATAATTCTGTTACTTTATATTCATTATTAGAAATATACTCCTCATAATTAGATAAAAAAATATCACTATTAATAAGTGAATTTACTGACTCGTAATCATAGTGAGTCACCATTTTATATATATAACTATTATATTTATTTCCTTAAATTATTTAACCACTACACATTTCACATGTTTCAGGTTTAATTGTAAATTGAATTGCTTTACTTGAAGCCCGACTTCGTAGGTAATACATACCTGTCTTTAGACCTTTACTATGAGCATAGAAATGCATAGATGATAATCTAGAATAATTTGGTGCTTCCATAAATAAATTCAAACTTTGTGATTGACAAATAAATTGCCCTCTATCACTTGACATATCAATAATTTTTTTCTGTTTCAATTCCCATGATGTTCTATATCTTTCTTTAATAATATCTGGAATACCTGTAATAGATTGAATTGAACCATCGTTTTTAATTAAATTGTCTTTCATTTCTGGTGTCCACATATTGAAAATCTGTAAATCTTTCACCATATAATCATTTATTACCAAGAATTCACCAGATAATACCCGTCGTGAATATATATTAGCCATTACTGGTTCAAAACATTCAAAGTTTCCAAGAATTTGTGAAGTTGATGCGGTTGGCATTGGAGCAACCAATAGACTATTACGAATACCATATTTTTTAATTTCTCCTCTTAATGAAGTCCAGTCATGTTGACTATCATCTACTTCTCTTTCCCATAAATCAAATTGGAGTTTACCTTTGTGCATTGGTGATCCGATATATGATGAATATGTTCCTAGATATTCATCTCTATTTAATTCTTCTTCAGTTACATTTAGTTTTAATTTTAATTTTTCAATTTCTTCAACTAATCCTGGCTGATTTAAATAATTATCTTTAAGAGATTTCATATCTATTTCTCTTTCTTTTGCCAATTCCATTGAACCCACTAATGATCCATAATAGATTGATTCAAAAATATCTTTATTTAACTTAACTGCTTCATCTGAATCAAATCCCATTTTTAATTCATAAAATACATTAGCTAATCCTTGAATTCCAATTCCAATTGGTCTATGTCTGAAATTTGATAGTTTTGTTTTAGGTGTAGGATAATAATTGTAATCAATAATATTATTTAAATTTCTTACCAAAATTTTGGTAATATCTACTAGTCTACTATGATTGAAATCAGGTCGGATATACTTTTCAAGTTCTGTAAATCCACCAATATGTGTATTATTAATACCATTTTTCAAATAAATTTGTGGAAATTTAACACCGAATGGTTTTTGACCACTTAGTAATAGTGTTTCATATGATACTTTTTCATATTTAATATTATGATTTTCTAATAATTTAATAGCTGCATCACAATACATACATTCTGATTTAGAATATATCTTGAATTCCATACTATCATAATCTTTTGGATCTAAACAACTTTTTAACGAAATTGATGCTAAATTACATACTGCTGTTTCTTCTTTACTAGTATATTCAATAATTTCTGTACACAGATTAGATGATTTAATTGTCCCAAGATTTTGCTGATTAGATTTTCTATTAGCAGCATCTTTATAAACTAAATAAGGTGTTCCAGTCTCAATCTGAGAATTCAATATAGCAAACCACAATTCTTGGGCATTTACTTGTTTATTATATAATCCTTCATTTTCATATTTGATATATAGTTCTTCAAACTTTTCACCCCATTCATCATATAATCTCTTACATTTATCCGGACAGAATAGAGACCATTTTTCATTATTTTTAACTCGTTTCATAAATAAATCATTAATCCACAAACCATAGAATAAATCTCTAGCTCTTTCTAGTTCATTACCATGATTTTTCTTTAATTCTAAAAATTCAAAAATATCAGCATGCCATGGTTCAAGATAAATAGCAAATGAACCATTCCTTTTCCCACCACCCTGATCAATATACCTTGCTGTATCATTAAAATTGCGAAGCATTGGAACAATGCCATTTGAAATACCATTTGTTCCAGCAATGAATGAACCTTTTGCCCGAATATTATGAATTGCTAAACCAATTCCACCTGCTGATTGAGAAATTAGAGCACAATCTTTCAAAGTATCATAAATCCCTTCAACACTATCATCCTGCATCATCAAGAGAAAACAACTTGAAAATTGTTCCCTTTTAGTTCCAGCATTGAATAGTGTGGGGGTAGCATGAATAAAATACTGATTTGACATATAATCATATGTTTCAAATGCTTTATCTAGATTATTACGATGAATTGCTAGAGATACCCTCATTAACATATCCTGAGGCCTTTCAACAATTTTACCATCAATCTTTAATAAATAACTTTTCTCCAAAGTTTTAAATCCAAAATAATCATATTTATAATCTCGTTTATAATCTATTTTATTATCAATTGCTTCCGAATTATCCATAATTAAATCATATATTTCTTTATTAATCAATGGTTTTGATACTCCCTGACTAGAAAAATTATGAAGATTACTCATGACTTCCGAAAATACACCATGAGTATTTTTATGATGATTTGATATGGCGATTCTAGAAGCTAATTCTTTAAAATCTAAATTTTTACTATATAGAGAGATTGATACTTCTGATGATAAAATATCTAATTTACTCGTTTCTACTCCATCATAAATCTCTGAACAAATCTTTTGAGCAATAATTGTTGGATCAATATTTAGTTCTTTTAGTCCAGGTTCATTACACAAACTTGAAATGCGATTCATGATTTTGTCAAATGATACATTTTCAAATTCACCTGTCCTTTTTTGAACTCTCATAACCATTTTATATATATTTTATGTTATTGATTAATATTTAAATATTATCAAATTAATTAATAATTAATTATTATTATATTGCGATAAAATATCTATATCTATATAATCGTGAATATCTTCACCAAAAATATCTAAACATCTATATAATCTTTTAATATTTATAAATTCAATGTGATTATTTAATATATACTTAGTTATATCTAATTTATCATTTTCACAAGATATATCTAACATTTTTGGTATTTGCTTTCTATACATTGGGTATTTAGGATTATCAATAAAAAATTTACATATTTCTAAATATCCACATTCAGTTGAATATAATAAAAATGAAGCATTTGTTTTAACTAAATCAAAAATTGTAAAATTATTATTAATAACTTCATCTGTATTTGTTAAATAAAAACGATTAAATAATACATTTGTATTTATTTTATATTTTAGTGATTCTTCTAATACATCCAATCTATTATTTTTTATTAAATATATAACATCTATATTTTTTAATTTAATATTATTCTGATATAACCAATTATATACCATAATATTTCCATTTTTATATAATTTATTCATTAAA